CATGTCGTACCAATTGTGTAATTCCAAGAAGTTCCAGTTGTTAGATTAGTGGATAGGCCTGTAGACTTAGTATCTGTTCCAGTTATGGTTGTTGATCGGGCATGTGTTGTATCAGTTCCATAAGTCTCTGTCACATTACGTAATACCGTATCGTTAGTGCTACCTGTAACAAGCCTTGTATGAAAGTGTTTGTCTTTGGTTGTTCCATATGTCTCAATAACATTTGTCTCCACTGTCTGTTCTCGTTCTCCTTTAATGAGTGATATATGATTACCACCAATTGTTTCATGAGCATTACCACCAATTGTTTCATACTTGTTGCCGTCAACCTGTATGTTCCAATCACCCTTGATGTAGGTCTTACAATTAGACTCGATAGTCAGATTTACATCACCCTTGATATTTACAAAGTTGGTTCCCGCAATAATCTCATAGTTATTTCCAACTACCCTAGTGTGTTTGGTTCCATCAGCGTCAACCTCATAAAAGGTTCCCGCCGTGTGATACTCATGGATACGTTCTGAGCCAGGCGTGTCATCGTATTCCTTAATATGTCCGCTTTCTGACTCAAAGACATGGTTGTATGGATACTTCGCTCCGTATCGTGGACGGCCGTTTTTATTAACGTCAGATGTACGAGGTTCATTCCACTTCTCATTTGTAAGGGTGGGATCATCCTTATTCATTAGTGGATTAATTTTATCTTGGGTGGAACTAGAGTCAACGGTTTGAGGCGCACCAGCAGCAGGAATAGGGTGAGATGCTTGATCTTGTATATCACCATTTTCGTTGATGAAACTAGGGCGACTTGCAGAGTTGGGGCCAGTTGACTTACCAGCCATCGTAGAATACTTACCCGCATTATCAAGAAATGCATCATCTTTTTTTACTTTGTTTCCATAGATATCAATGCCAGAATTTCTTGCTGTCTTATCACTATAACGTGGATCATCTTCTCTAGCCACTTGATCAGAGTGAGGGATCATAACATATGAAGTATATGCAGTATCCTTTGCGGATAATACTCCATGACCACTTCCCCTTGCAAGGCGATTGGTATCAGATTCACCAAAACTATGACCAGAGGCTCTAGAGAATACTCCGTCCTTATCATCCTTACCGTTAACAAACCCGCCTAATGGATATGGACCATAAGACTCATTCCCATAATTAGGGCGAGTTGTTTTGGTAACAGAACCTTCAATCTTTCCACCAATATCTTTTTTTCTGTCATTGGGATTGTGTGTTAGTTTTGATTCCGCCCCATCTTCATCTTGTGATGAATACGGCATGGCGTAGTCTTTACCACCATTGATATTTCTTTGAGTTGAGTTCTTATGTCGAGGATCACCAAACCCCTTAGAATAAGTTTCCTCACGGCCGCCAGAAGTTTCAGGCATGCCAGGAAGTGTTCCTATAATAATAGGTTGTTGTTTTTCCCCAACATCTCTCCAGAAACCACAGACCCAAGAGCCTTCTATAAGAAATGAAGGAGTCTTTCCCATACCATGCATGGCTGGGTCTGTCGTTGGGTGCATAACATGAGCCCACGGCAAAGAGCTAGTTGGAATCGCAGAAAGATCGTCCGTATGGTATCCCAAACAGCGAACTCTAACTCTTCCTAACTCTAACGGATCATTTCTATCTTCAACTACACCAATGAACCAGATAAATCCATCTTGTCCCATGTAGTTTTTCAAGCCAGCCATAAATATCTCCCATGTTATAGGAGTATTTAGTCAGATATATTAATGAATATCGGGGTCACGGCCCATCTTGCGAAACTCTGGCGGAATAAATTCGTATTCCTGTATCTCAAGTTTCAACTCACCTACATCTTCAAGGTTAGTTAGGATAGACCATGCATCATCGTAGCTCAAGTGTTCTTCGATGGTCTTTATGATTTTATATTTTTTCATAGGATTTATTTAGGGTTCAAAGCCTTTTAGAATTGATTTTATTAACCTAATTCACGGTCTTCTATTGTTTTGATGTGTGAAAAGGGGTTTATTGAAAGGTTTCCCGCCACAACAATACGATCTTTACCCGAATGTTCAGGCACAGAATGGTTAACCCAGCCAGGAAACAAAACCATCAAGCTTGTCTTCGGAAGTATCCGCTGGATTGTTCCGTTAGGTTGTATGCACCTATCAAACATAAGAGGAGCAGAACTATCTGGACACTTTACATAGTAAACGAAACTCCAAAGATGCGGCCAGTGGTTGTGCATGATGGTACGATCTCCCTCACGATAGATTGCTCCCCAACAATCATAAGCCATCATATCCACTTGGTGTGGATTATTCTTTGCAGCCAAATCTATTGCTCGATTACACACCCATTGAAATTCCTGACTACTATCTTGCATGAACCAATCGGTCATGTGAGCTTTCACATTGGTTTTTCTTTGTTGCTTATCACCATACTCTAAGATTTGTCGTTCAAGATTCTCATTCACTGTTAATTTTTGATAATCTTCAATTAACTTACTAGCTATTTCACTAAGATCAAGAGTAATGATTGGAAACTTTTCAGAGAATTGATGCGACAGACTTGATCGATCAAACACTGCTGTCGGTTCAAGTGTTTTAGCTAGTGCGGCCAACATGCTCATATTGTTCTAATGCTCTCTTATAAATTTCAGTTTTAATACCAATAACCTTTTCCAAACGTTTGATACGATTACGAACGCTCTTAGGAATACCACGCATACCACCATTCTTATTTGAGAATGATTTCCGCATTTTATCCAAGTCATCAGTTAAAACTGATAGGGGTTTCTTATGAAGTTTAATTTCTTTTGGTGGTGTGTCGAATGGAATAGCCATCTCTGCATTTGTATCAGGAGATTTAATCACAGAAGGTAATTCTGTTGGCGGCAACTTCGCCTGCTTTTCAATCTTATCTACAATGGCTACAGCCTCCGGCACATATTCAGTTGCCTCATAACTTAAAGATACAGCTTCATCATCATCATTCATGACATAGCCATCTTCAATCGCTTTAGCAACGATCTTCTCTTGTTCTTTACTTAGTGTCTTAACTTTCATTTAAAATATCTCCTAATAGGATAAAGTCATTGAAAATATCGCCCCTAACTTCAAGGAATACGGACTCTATATCCTTCTCCTTGACAGGACGATAGCTCTTAGTCTTCTTAGACCAATACTTAGGAACCTCATCCCACTTCATATCATCAAACTTATCAGAGTCAAGAGTTACAACTTTACCAGACCTAACATCTCCATACTCATCTTTAAAACTTACTGTCGAACCAATCATTTGGGCAATTTCTCCTCTGGATAGTGCCACCACCCTGTAGTCATATATTTCGTTGCACTGTGTACAGGATTTCCACGGTGCTGAAACGTCCATCCGGCAGGGAACATACATCCAAGTCCCTTTCGAGGCCGAACCCTCATCTTCTCATACAAGAACTCTGTCTCGCCTTCGTCTAATTCTATATCATTCAGATAGAACGTCCAGACAAGACACCTATCCATATTCTCATAATTGCAAACCTCAGAGTGCCAGTTATGAAACCCGCCACCAAATGGTGGAGTAGATTGAACTTTAGTATCAGGTGATACAAGCTTCTTGGTTCCACGATACGCAAACGGAAACTCTGTAAGGTATCGGTGCATCATGTCATACTTAACCTTCTGCACTCTAGTATAAAGGTCACTGTGCTGTTCAAAGGTCAACCACTTCTGTTTGTCCTTACGAGTTATCCGGTTTGCTTCCTCTGTTCGCACATCTTCAACCATGTCGAACCAGCCAATCAGTGCATCACATAGATCATCAGGCATTGCATTAATATATGATCGTATAAAGTCACTCATGATTTTCTAAACATCGTAATGCTTCCCTGCTTAAACTTGTGTGGTTCCACAATATCCATACGATAGGTATAATCATCTATAGTGCTAAGGACATCATTGTTCCTGTTAGGTTCTCCCTTGAAATAGGTGAAGTGAAACAATGCATACTCTTTCACCATATCCCAATAGTTCTTTACAAAGAACTCATATTCCTCGGGCCCACCACAATCGAACCATACCAGATCATAGGGGCCATTCTTTCTTACTTCATCCACAACATAGAACATGTTTCCTTCTATGAAAGATACAAGCGGATTTTTTTCGAGGTCGCTTCGGCGGCCCGGAGCTTGCTCAGGGTCTAGACTTTGATCGTCTACCACAACAAACTTGGGAACATACTCTTTGGTCAGATATTCCTTGTCACAATTACTGTCCCATATAAGACCTTCAGTATTATTCGATAATCCTTCGAGTAAAAACGGTGTAGTGTAACCCATACCAATTTCCAGTATTCTTTGTGGTCGGGTAAGTTCGACTAGACTGCGTAGAAACGGCGCCACCTTCTCCGTACCATACCCAGGCACATACCACTCTGGATACTCAGATACCGTTCCAGACATAAGCGAATACTCCCAATGTAAAAATGTAACCAACTCCCCAGAGGAGCAGTGCGTAAAGAATAAATTTCATCATGTTTATAGTATACTATATCTATCCAGTTAAGTCAAGCACTTTCTGTCAGTTTTAGGGGGTGGGGGCTAATTAAATAAGAAATAAAGAACACCACCCAGTATAATAATGTCAGCACAGATACTCCACACAACATATGCTCGGAATAACCACTTAGTAAGAACCTTTGAATAATCAGAAAATATCATGAAGACACCTTATTGCATTTATAGATTAGGCTTGCTTCGCCAGTTTTGATGCCCCCCTTAATGGCGGGAGTGACGGGACTCGAACCCGTGGCCTCCGGCGTGACAGGCCGGCGCTCTAACCAACTGAGCTACACCCCCATATAAAAGAGAGAGTGTCGGTCCACTGAGGCATGAAGCCAATATACGCAAGACCATTCATGACACCCTCTGAGTCTATTAGAACATCTCTACACCATTAATGGCTCTATCCTCAAACTTGCTCACAGCATCCTCGTATGGACCCTCAAAGACCTCACAGTCACTGAAGTTCAGTTTCTTCACCTCTACCTCATACCGATAGTTTCCATATGCCCACAGATAGACAGGAACGCCATCAGTAGTATATCCTTTAGCAGCGAGAGTAGTCATAATCATCAAACCTTTCATGGGAGGGACTAGCAGTGTCATGTGACCTAACAGGCAAACCCTGTTCCAGAAGTCTCTCTCCATTGTCTTTATAGTAACATATCAATCAGAGTTTGTCAAGAAGAATCTTAGCTTATTTCAAACTAATTTCAATGATCGCACAGATAATACCAACGGTTGCTCCACCAAGTGCTACATAAAAATAATTCATAATCATTAACCTCTCTTGTTTCTCACTATACTTAATATTACCATGTGGAATGAGGTTTGTCAAGCAAAAAAGGCCTTTATCCAAAAAGAAATCCAATTGCTATAGGTGCCATGTATGTGACTAAGGCCATGGCGGCCCCCACTGTGATCACTAGATGTACTATTTCAACCATCTGATTTATTCCTTAACTGTTTCAACATACCCATTATGCACTATTGTCAAGGGTTTGTCAAGAGCTTTCTGTAATATTATTGCAATATATCAGGAAAAAAGGCCGAGACTCTGCAAATTCTAACTACCCAATGGCCATGTTTATTTTAGCCTTTTTTAATATATGGTATATTATGGGTATTCATGGGATACTATGGGTAAATCATCCGCAATGTCCATTCTTACTAAATACAAGGTACTTGACACACACCCATATATGGAGTATAATGGTGCTATGATAAACTTCAAACAAATGATACAAGAGGATAAGGGCGGTAAGAACCTTCACCTTGAGCACCTAGAGGATGAAATCCTTAACTATGGTGTAGATGGTGGCAGGGCAGCAATTAACTTCCTTCGTTCTCTACGTGATATGATGGCAGGCGCAACTCGTTCCTCTGTTAATATGACTGTTAAGTGGGATGGCGCACCGGCAATCTTTGCCGGCATTGATCCTTCTGATGATACGTTCTTTGTTGCAAAAAAGAGTGTGTTCAATGTAAGCCCTAAGTTGTATAAGAGTGACGCTGAGATTGATGATGATCTAAGTGGCACGTTGAATAGCAAGTTTAAGGTGGCGTTGGCGGAATTGAGTAAGTTAGGCATTGATGGTGTATTGCAGGGTGATCTAATGTTCACTGATGATGTGGAGACTACTGATATTGATGGTACTTCATACTATACATTTCAACCCAATACGATTGTCTATGCTGTCCCTGTGGATAGTGATTTTGGCAAAAAGATTAAGGCTGCGAACATTGGTATCGTTTGGCACACAACGTACACTGGTGACGCTCTACAGGACATGACGGCATCGTTTGGCGCTGATATCTCTGGATTGAGTAAACCTAGTAGTGTGTGGATGGATGATGCTACCTACAAGGATACGAGTGGGACTAGCACCTTTACTGCGGCAGAGACAGAGGCTGTGACCAAGATATTATCCGATACAGGTAGAACGTTTCAGACGATCAATTCTGGTAAGTTGAAAGGGTTTCTTAAATTGCAGGGTCAGATGACAGGCACTCTTGCGGGTGCATCATTAAAGACCTATAACAACAGCAAGGTTCGAGCAGGTGAAAAGATTACCAATCCAATGGCTCATTCCAAGGGATATGAGGCATGGGTATATGACTCGATACAGAAGCAGATTGACAAGGCGAAATCTGATAAGGGCAAGGCGAAGTATGAAGCCATGCAGACGGAATACATTCGTGAGCTGCGTAAATACACTATGACGCTGACCAGCGTGATTAAGTTTCAGAATTTACTGGTTGATGCGAAATCTATGATTGTGGACAAATTGGATAAGGTCAAGTCTATTGATACGTTCATCAAGACTGCCAATGGTTTCAAGGTGACTAATCCAGAAGGTTATGTGGCCATTGATAGGGTGAGTGGTGGGGCCGTTAAGTTGGTTGACCGCATGGAATTCTCATTCAATAACTTCACAGCGATTAAGAGTTGGGACAAATAAATCAAATGGCAAAAGCAAAATATTCGCCATGTATTAAGGTGTGTACATATGATGATCAAGGATATTGTTTGGGTTGTCAACGCACAGCCGATGAGGTACAAGGATGGCGTAATAGGACAGAAGAAGAACAGCTTGCTGGTATAGAAACTCTAAGAGAGAGAAGACTATGGAGAGCGACAGATTTCGTAGCATCGAGGGGCACCCATCGTTAGAAGCTAGGAATATAATTAAAAAACTCCGAGCACAAAATTTTCCGCCAAATCCTCTGCGTATCTCTCTGATTTATTAGGCACATACCTGACCTCATCTGGGGCCCATTCGGCCGTCAAGGTCAAATCTTTTTTAGTAAACATCTTGACATAATATGATTGACCGTCAAAATGTACACTTGCTGTTCGCTTTCCGTCGTCGCTGTAGTAGTTATGTAGCTCTTCATCATTCATTGTAATATTCCTTCTTAAAGTAAAAAGGGGGAGCTTATGAACTCCCCCTCTATGATTATGATGATAGGCAATTGCCTTCTGGATCGAAAACAATTGAGTTTCCATCTTCATCTACAAGACCAACCTCTGTGGCTCGGCCTCCCTTTGTCGCATCAGGACGAACATGTTGAGGTAGAAATCCAGCGAACTTACACCAGAAAGAACTCTCATCAATACCCTCTCCCTGTGAAGCATCAGTGATGCCAAAGGCAAAGTCTACGAAAGTAGATTTCATCTCCTTGAACTCTTTAATCCACTCATCACGAAAGTCTTTCAGATCGGATTTTCGAGTGCTAGCATAACCAAATACCCACACAGGGATACCTAACTTCTGACCATGTGCAATAGCACGAGCCCAAGTTGCTTTGTTATCACCCTCGGCTGCACAGTAAGTGATGCATCCTTGTGCAATCAACTGTTCATCAGTGCGGTGTTGCACTCCTTGAGCAGCATATCCCCGATTTTCCATAAACTTCTGAAGAGTGTATTTCCCAGCTTTCTTACCTGTCATTGAAGAGTATGTGCGAAAGTCTGCATAAACACTACCAAGGAGTCGTATAGCTTTTGGAATGATTGAGAGCTCAATCTGTTTTTTCGTCTTATCTCCCTCTGCAAGAGCCCAAGCGAGATCAGAAACAGCAGTTTCAGTCTTTAAGATTTCACCAGCTTCTGCTGCGTTTACAATCTCTTTAACATAATCGTTGATCGTTTGAGTTAGCGCTACATCCCTATGGTGGTTTGAACGATTACGAGCAATACGACGATCTAGTGGTGTATCAAATTCATAGATATCTACGATATAAAATGTCTGACCAAAGATTTCACAAGCTCCGTTCCTATGATATCCAGCGAAACCATCTACTAGAAGGTTGTTGCCGGATTGCAATGTTCCCATCATGGGTTGAGCGTCTAGAGCATAACTCATCAACTCATATCTGTTAACGATACTATCCACATGGTTAGTATCTGTTGACTTATCTCTCGACTGTTTCTCTTCATCAAAAGACACTTGAGAAAATGGAACAAGATGACGACCTAGATGGTGTCCGCCAGTAAATTCCACAGGCGGGGCAAGTTCTAGAGATTTATCTAG